TATTATTTGTCACAATAAACACTTCTTCTTTTCTTTCTAGGAGCTCTAAAGACTTCTTAAAAGGATTACCCGGCATGTTTTTCACTTGCTCCAACATATCTGCAACTAAGTCTCTAGTCTCTTTCTGTACATCATTCTTGATTCTTAATTTAACCAAATGCATGAAAGCTAAAAAACTCATAGTCCAAATAAAAGTAGTCTCCAAAGATAATGGCAGTACGGATCTAGCCTGTTCTTTACTTGTTCCTAATTCGAGTAACTTTTCATAAGCTATTTTAGCATTCTCTATTAATTCATCTTGAGTAAGATTTGCTATTACATTATATAATTTACTTAAATCTTCGCCACTACCCTGCTTTGAATCTTTTGCCTGGGATCTAAATGTTTGGATAGTATAATAAGAATCCGAGAAATCTACATACCTTCCGGATATCGAATTTACAGACATATTCTCCATTGGTAAATTTACTTCAACGCCAATTTCGTGCTTTCTAAGCTGCCTTTCTACATATATTGGGCATGACAACCTAAATTGTAATTGCGCATGTCTGAAGGGAGATACGTGCCCTTCTTCCCATAAGAATTCTAATAGATTTTCATTTTGACTATCCGGATAATTTGATGCCTCTTTGTCATAAGAAACTCTAGCGACATTTGCAATCTTGAGGTCGCTTCCCATAAAATCAATTAATTCTGCTTTCATTGTTTGAAACTTTTTAGTAAACTAACTTTTGTTTAATAAACCTATTAAGTTTATTGTGCAAATATAACTATATTATTTTGTATTTTAGCATTAATTTGAACAATTCTTCGCTACTATCACCATCTGAAGGATAGTGAACTCCTGATAACTCTCTCACATCCTTTATTTTATTATATAGGTCTAAGAAATATTTTCTCGAGGATGGTTTCAACTTCATTAGTTGGTAAATCATAACTAGGAAATCCATGGTATGTCCGGAAGGGTAAGCAGCTGAATTTGCATCTGTTCTGGTTATGGGATGTAGTTTAATTCCATACTCTCCGGCTAATTCATTTGGTCTAGGTCTATTGAAGTAGTCTTTAAGGTAGTACACTATGGGGAAAGCCTCATCAGCCCAAGAGTTAACTTTTTTTCTGTCAACACCTTTAATACCCAATTTTTCCGCCGTTTTCACGAAGAAATCTAAATGATGATGCTCCATGTAAAAACACATACTCTTTTCTTTGTCTGTAACATTATCAGAAATCTTTTTAAGATGTTCAAGTTCTTTCTTTGTGATATCGGAAGAATTCTTTGGAGGAGGGAACTTTTTTATAAATTCATCTATCATACCGGAATCTTTTGCTTTTTCAAGAGTTCGGTATTTATCTTTT